GTTATTGATCAAGAATGGAGTATTTGAGCACGAAGGTCTCAAGTATCCCTGGTTTGCTCCGAAGATGCAAGTATTCGAGTCTGGAGAGGTGCAGGATATGTGTGGCGAAGATGTCTCCTTCTGTTTAGATGCAATCGAAGCAGGTTTTGAGATCTGGTGTGATCCGAAGATCAGAGTCGGGCACGAGAAGACAAGAATTATCTGATGTCTTATAAGTTAAAAAATCGTCGTTAAAGTTTATTAAATTAATTATGGCAACTAGATACAGCATGGGTCAATCACTGATTGATTCAAAACCAAAGAAAACAAAGCAGGGACTTGGTAAGCACACAAAGTATTCCGCAACCAGTCGGAATGGTGCAAAGAAGAGATACAGGGGTCAGGGTCGGAAATGAACTGCTGGTCCTGTAACAGTGAGTTGATATGGGGTGGTGATCACAATGGAGAGGATTACGGTAACGAAGAATATGATATCGTAACCAATCTATCCTGCCCCCAATGTAATGCATTTGTTCTTGTATATCATCAACCAAAAGAAAACTTAGAATAACTATGTATTGTCGTATTCGACTTAAAGACAGTAACTATCAAGAGGTATCGAACTATCAACTTCTTGGTAGTTCTTCTTATGATAGATGTATTGAAATTTATCGTAAGTATTGTGATTATAAGAAATTCAAAAGTGTATCACCGATCTTTCGTGAAGAGTTTGAATGGGATAAATGTGATCGAATTGGTTATTATGATGGAAATGAACTTGTTGCCTTTACACTTGCATACCGTTTTGACAGTGTGAAGTCTGTTTACGGAGACCAGTTTGCATGGGACTATAAGAACCCAAAACTCGGTCTAGGTCATATTGCAAACAAAAACGAATGTGCCCTCTACAAGCGTCTAGGATACGACTATTACTACCTTGGTGAATCATCAAGTTATAAGGAAAAACTTCAAGGATACGAGGTTTCTGATTTTTTTAAGACATGGCAAGATTAATTAATAACCTACCAACAAAGAAGGTATGGGTAAGAAAGGAATACCTGACAGATTTTCAGTCTGGTCATGGTGAATATGTTGAAGGCATCTGGGTATGTGCAAAGTCAATACAAGGTCGTGCCTTTTACTTTGAGACTTATCTACCAGAATATGGTGCAATGTATGATAAACTACCAATCTCTGCATTTTTATCTGCACCAAAGACACCAGACCCTGACATGGACTTGGTAAATCTACAGTTCTGGAACTGTATGGACTATGATTTTACAGTCATCGTCAAACAATTCGTTGCACCAATGGAGTGGGAGATTAGAACAAGACACTTTGGTAACCTTAAAGGTCAATATATCTGTACCTTGGATAACTATCATGGTGATTTTGATCAAATTGATGCATCAACGAGTGAATTACCAGATGAACATAAGTCGTTTAACCTCATTCAGTTAAGAAATGGACAGTTTTGCCTCTATCCAAACAACAGATGTCGCATCTATGATACCTCGATGACCCCTGATCCTGTCAAAACACCTGACTTTAAGGTATCAACACGTATTTTTGAGGTTGAGAACGATGTGAACTGGGGTCGATTAGGTGATTGTGATGATTATTTCTGGACAACACCCGATGAGAGACGAGAAAACTAGATATATTTTACACTGGATTGACCAATTATCCAAAATTCGACCAGAATTAGGTAATTTTGCGATATGTCCTTATGCACTAAACGCAAATTATCAAATTATTGAGCAAAAGTTATGTGAAATTGTTCCAAAACCAGATTATGACGTTGCGATTTACATTGTAGAGAGTCAAATTGATGCTCAATACCTCTATGATGCAGTTGATGACTATAATCGTAACTATCCTGACTATAAATTCCTTGCAGATCACGGAAATACGAAGACTTATATACAAGGAGTGCAAACAAATAACGGAAAATACAATTTAGTCCTCTGTCAATTACGAAAAAAGTTGACTGAAGCGAGAAAAAAACTTGCAAAAACCGATTATTACAGTTATTGGGACGAAGATTACCTAAAAGAAGTTTTAGAAGAGGATTATCCACTCTAAATAAAGAAAAAAAGCGTAAAATGGAATTTCAACACGATTTTTTAGACAACCTTGCAAACCATCAATATCAAAAATTGTTGCGTGAAGTGACAAATGACGATAAAATACCTAAAAAATCAGATAAAGTTGATAAAACGCTTATAGATATAAGTAAGGATACTACAATTTTGGATGTCAACCTATACGACTAATGTTTCTCGTGCATTTAAAGACATAAGTTTGTCCTTTAAGAAGCATCCAGTTACAAATGATGTAACTATACTGAGAAACGAAGACGCAATTAAGAAATCTGTCATTAATCTTACAAGAACTCGGATTAATGAGAGGTTTTTTAATGAGTTGTTGGGTACATCAATTGCTGATTCCCTCTTTGAAAACATGGATTCTGGTCTTGAAGCAGCATTGGAAGAGGAAATTAGCACATTGTTAAAAAATTATGAGCCTCGAATTGAATTAAATAGTGTATATGTAATTGCAAATCTAGATTCTAATGAATTGAACGTTCAAGTTGATTATAAAATCGTTGGATTACCAGTTCCAAGTCAAAATATAGAGTTCTTATTACAACCGACAAGGGTATAATGGCATTTAATCAGTTTACAAACTTAGATTTTCAAGATTTACGCACTCAGATTAAAGACTATTTGAGATCAAACTCAAATTTTACTGATTTTGATTTTGAAGGATCTAATTTTTCTGTATTAATTGATAATTTAGCGTATAATTCTTACATTACTGCTTATAATACAAATATGGCAGTTAATGAAGCATTCATTGATAGTGCAACCGTAAGAGAAAATGTTATATCACTCGCAAGAAATATTGGTTATGTACCTAGATCAAGAAGAGCAGCAGTTGCAAAGATAAGTTTTACTGTTGATGTATCGTCTCTTGCTGCAAGATATGTTACATTAAACGCAGGAGTCGTTGCATTAGGTAATATTCAAAATGGTTCATATACATTTTCAATACCAGAAAAAGTTACAATAAGTCCTGGAAGTAATGGAATTGCTGCATTTAATGAAATTGAAATATTTGAAGGAAATTATCTTACAAAAGAATTTACAGTTAATAGTAGTCAATTAGATGAAAAATATATTCTACCAAATACAAATATAGATACGACAACTATTCGAGTTTCAGTTACTGATGGAGACACTGGAACAATCGAAGTATATAATGCATATGAAAATATATTTCAAGTTAATTCAGAATCTCGTCTTTTCCTAGTACAGGAGGTTTCAGATGAAAAGTATCAAATTTTATTCGGTGACGGAGTTTTGGGTAAAAAACCACCAAATGGCAGCACTATTAAAGTTTCTTATATTGTTACTAATGGGTCAGATGGTAATGGTGCAAGCAATTTCGGTTTCGCAGGGAATCTAAGTTATCCAAGAAGAAATGGTGATATTTTAGTTGATACACCTGTTACTAGCAATATATCTCTTCTATCGGTTCCACAAGCGTCTGAGAATGGTGATAACATCGAACCTGTTGATAATGTCAAGTACCTTGCTCCAAGGGTATATGCGTCCCAATATCGAGCAGTGACTGCGAATGATTATATTAGTTTAGTTCCTTCAGTATATCCAAATATCGATTCTGTAAGTGCTTATGGTGGAGAAGAATTAGATCCTCCACAGTTTGGTAAGGTTTTTATTACTGTTAAACCAAAGACAGGTGAAATATTATCAGATACTGCAAAAAGTGCAATTAAATCAGGATTGAAACAATATACTGTTGCAGGAATACAGCAAGAGTTTGTTGATTTAAAGTTTTTGTATGTTGAATATGATTCGACAGTATCATACAATCCAGGATTTATAACAACAAAAGAAGATTTATCATCTCGTATATTTAAATCAATTGAATCTTACTCTAAATCATCAGACATTAATTCATTTGGTGGTAGACTTAAGTATAGTAAATTGTTATCTACAATTGATAAAGTGGATAGTGCTATTACATCTAATATCACTGTTATTAAAATGAGAAGAGACCTGGTTCCAGCTTATGGTCAATTAGCAAATTATGAAATATGCTATTCAAATCGTTTTCATGCAGACCTAGAAGGATTTAACATAAGATCTACCTCTTTTAAAATTGCAGGAGTTGATGGAGATGTATTTTTAACAGATTTACCTAATTCTGATGGATTGACAGGTATTGTTAGATTCTTTACTCTTGTTGATGATGTTCCTAACTTTATTAATAATAATGCAGGTACGGTAGATTATGTTAAAGGAGAAATTATTTTATTTGCAGTTAATATTTCATCCTCAGATGTTACAAATAAAATTGAAATTGAAGTTATACCAGAATCAAATGATATTATTGCAAAACAGAACCTTTATATCGTACTAGATACTACTAGTGGAAGTAAATTAACACTTTTAGAAGATTTAGTTTCTTCAGGTTCAGATAGATCAGGTTCAACATATGCACCTCCTTCAAGTTTCGTTAATACCAAAAGGTTTACAAGATAAGAAATGGCAGATACAAAAGTAAAAATCTCTCATATTCTGGATAGTCAAATTCCAGATTTTATAAACGAGGAAAATCCACTTTTTAAAGAATTTCTAAATCAATATTACATTTCACAAGAACATGAGTATGGAAATATTGATCTTGCGGAGAATATTACTGATGTAAAAAATATATCTAATTTCATTGACCTTAATATTGTTGGTTATCAGGCACTAGTGCCAATTCAACTAACTGAAGCGATTACATCCTTTGATGAAACAATTAATGTAAGTAATACTCTTGGTTTTCCAAACAGTTATGGTATTTTGAAAATTGATAATGAAATTATTACTTACACAGGAAAGACTGCAACATCATTTACTGGTTGTGTTCGAGGTTTTAGTGCAATATCTGCGTTAGAGCAAAATCAAAATCCAGAATTTTTAACATTTAGTTCAACAGAGTCTGATGATCACAACTCTGGTGCTACTATATCAAATTTAAGTCATATATTTTTAATTAAATTCTACGAAAAGTTTAAAGCAAATTATTTACCTGGTGTTGAGAATAGAAATTTCATGACAGGACTCTCAGTAGAGAATATTCTATCGAGAGCAAAAGACTTTTACACTTCAAAAGGAACTGATACTGCACTTGACATATTATTTCAAGTATTGTTTGGAAAAAGTGTTACTATTTTAAAACCATTCGACAATACCATTACTTCTTCTGATGCAGAATGGATTGTAGCAGATCAATTAATGGTTGAGGTTCTTGAAGGTGATCCTGTCAACTTAAAACAAACAGTAGTTTTCCAAGAATCGCTAACTGAACCCACTGCTACAGGTGCAGTTAGTAATGTAGAAGAAATATTTTTAGGAAGTAAGAAATATCACCGAATTTCACTATCTAAGGGTTCAATGATAGGAACCTTTAAGGTAAATAACAAAACTCAAGTTGTTGGAACTGCGTCTACAACCTCAGTTGTTACTGTGGACTCTACAGTTGGATTTACAACTGAAAATGGATTTCAGTATTTGA